GCCCCCTCTGCCATCTCTGGACTGACATACTGGGAATCAAGAACACTTGGGTTTATTGGGTCATTGCCGTATAGATTTTTGTCACCATAAAATGATCTCTTAACATTGGAAAGACCACGTTCAACCATGTTCGGCTCTTGCTGAACAGTCCCGGCTCTACCTCTTGCCAACATACCCGCTAAGTTCATGGCGTTATCATCAGCCATGCGCTGCTGGTTTAATGGACTGCCTCTTAACATTTCTGCGAAAGTCATTAGCTAAACATTTTTGAGAGAGAACCAAGGCCACCACTTTTCCCGCTTGATCGGCTGCCCCCGGTTAAATTTTTAAGAAGGTCATCAGTGCCACCACTGATTAGCTCACCAACAAATCCAGTGTCCCCAACCATCTCCATAACTCCGTCATCTCCACCATATCGGCCTGATGTCAAACCCTCAAATGCTCGTGTTCCTAAAGTTGAATCTGCTAGCATCCCTGCAAGGCCACCAAGCAAATCTTGTGACCCCATTTGTTCGTCAGAGGCTCCTGCACTACTAGCGGGGCTACCGTAAGCACCGAGGTAATTCAATACGCCTAAGTCACCTAATTCGTCATAACCCTTTTTTTTCTTAGCCATTACATAAGTCCCTTGTCATTGTCTGTTTGCTTTGCTTTCCTTAACTCGTATTTCAAATCTGCCTGTATATCTTTTAAGCGGTAGTATTCGTTTTTAAGTCCCAACATGCTTTTGCTAGTGTCCGAGACTGCTTCTTCTAGCTTGCCGAGCATTTCTTTCTGACTAAGTTCTGCTTGGCTATTCATCCCATCCACCCAGAAGCCGCACGGGGCGTTAGTCTTTTCCTTGCTACACTTGGCCTTTCCACCAGCTTAGGAAACAAGTGAGTGAATCCCCAAACAAGCGCATCGCAGTTATGAACTAAAATGCTATTAGCGTAATATTCATTCTCTCCATCAACCGTCAGGTTGTAGGTTGCTTGCTTTTTTTCTTCTTCGTATAACCCAACCACACTTATGGGAGCAGACCTCTTGGGCTTTGCTTTTTTTGATCGTGAACTCGCTACTGCAAACGACACACTTTCTCTGCTCGTAGTATCGCTTGGTGCGCTCATTATTCTTGCTGATACATGGTCGTGAGCAATACCTGTCTGTATCCCGTAAGCCAAGGGTTGCGTACTCCTTGCCACACTCAACGCAAGTTCTAGGTTCAGGCTGGCGATTCTTGTAAGAGCGTTTAGCCTGTTCGCTATGCCACTTTTTACCTTCCTCACTACCATGCCAAGCAACCGTGAGATGCCTATGTTTGTCGAGGTTCGCTTTCCTCTTTGACTTAAACTCAGGCGTGTAGCTCCCTTCGTGTTCATTGGCGTGTTCTGTTGGTGTAACCAGTTCCAGATTGGAGATGTCATTGTTGAGCGTGTTGCCATCAACGTGGTGGATATGCCCACCATCAGGGATTGCGCCATGCCTCTCAGCCCAAATAACTCTGTGCAGAGCTTTGGGAAAGTTTGATCTTCTAGTCTTTTCGTAGAAATATCGCCTTGCTGACTTGCTAGTACTTTCGGGGTATCTAATGAACTCAATACCGTTGAACCATGCACTCTCTTTTTTAGCCATAATTCGTTGTCCTGTATAGGGTTAACTATCATCCCCCATACTAACGCATCTATGGTTAAAAATCCGTAGTTTTCTACATAAACTGGATGATTTCGTGTCCCTGACAACTCTGATCCGTCCGACAATTTAACTGTGAAAATATCTGATTCATCCGATGTCTTTTCAGAACAAAGAACTTTCCTCAAGCCTTTGCGAGTCCATACCCGGTCATCAACGCAAACATCCTCGATATTGACATCTCCTAATTCTGTTTGAATTTTAGTGCCAGCAACTAAGCATCTATCCGGTGATCCTTCACCTACATAACCTCCTGCCGTCATCTGACAAAGCTGATCTTCTAATTTAATGAAAGTACCAACGTGACTGATCCTTCCGAGGCTGTATAAAGAACTGATGGGTTCTGCCCTAATATGTTTGCCTCTAGTTGCCCGAACCTCAATAATGGGAATACCCGGCCTGATACTCTCCAACGTATGCCTAACCATGTCCCCACCCTGATTGATCTCAATGACAATTGCATCAGCTTCCCATTTATCAAAAACGCTTACAGCACGGTTAGCCCATTGAGAAGGTGTTCCCTGTCGAGATACATCATCAAGCACATACCCACGCTTATCGCTATCGCCCAGACCACAAACAATAATTCCATGCTCGTTAGACTTTTCTTCATGGGAAATTGCTGGATCAACACTGACAACAATTCTTCCCATCGTTGGCAACTCTTCACGCCTGTTTTGATGAAACGTCTGACGATCCCAAATCGCTCCAATAGCCGTTGGCTCATACTCACCCATCCAGATATGAGCGTATCTATCTCTTTTCTGATCTTTGTCAAAAATTCTTTCATCGTTTAGTTCTTTCGGAAAAAACTTGTTATCGTCAAAATTTACTTTCTTGACTATTGCGTTCTTAGGAGTGACCTCACCTCTGAACAACTTATCTACTGGATCGTTGGCGTTCCTTGGATTCCAGCTAAACCACAACTCACTTCCCGGTTGCCTGATCGTTGGTATCAATACTTCCAAGGAGCGTTGAGAGATCGTCTGTGCCTCTTCAATCCAACAACGGTCAATGCCTTCCATACTTTTTATCTGGTCTGTAGTCATTGCCCCAAGGCCAGCAAACAGGAACACCGTACCGTTCTCGCCTCTGATCTCGTTCTGCAAAGAAGTGTAATGATCTCCAAGCCCTAGAATCTCGATCTGGTCATCCAGTAACAGCTTGACCGAATCCTTAATAGAGCGTTGCACCTCTCTTCCACACAGAATCCTTAATTTCTTTTCGTATCCCTCACAAAGTAAAGCCTTGGCAAAAGAGTGAGACTTGGCTGATCCTCTACCACCATAAAAAGCCTTGTACCTGCATGGCGTATATAAATCCATGAACGGTTCAGGTATCTCAACATCGACTTCTTCAGATAAAATCTGGGTCATGCTCTACCTCAGAAACAAGTTCACCATCTTCTGCGACAACGCCAATAATGTTTAAGACTTTGATGGGTTTCTCACCACCACTGACTTCTAGCTTGTCTTTAAACAACCCAAGACTCTTGCCCAACATCTCTGATGCTTTGATCTGATCCAACCGTTTTATTGATTGCCAGCCTGTGCCATCTGATGCAAACTGACTCTTCATCTCACTCACACAACGCTTTGCTCTGACCGTCATCTGGTCAAAGGATTTAGGAACCAAAGTTCCATCTGGCCCTTGGTCAAACATCTCATCCATCGGTGTGTAAGTAAGGTCATGCCAGAACTGCAAGAGGTCATCAGCACTGATCTTTGTTCGCTTCTCACGCTCTTTTAAGCCCTCTTGTATAAATTCCTGAACCCTAACATTACTTAGCAGTCTGCATGAACTCTCGGACGCTCCGTTCTCGCTGTAACCTGCTCTGATATAAGCCTGTGTTCCGTTTAGGTCAACCAGATACTCTCGGCAAAAGACCTTCTGCTTTTCAGTCAGCTTATGTACTGGTGCTAGTTCACTCACGTTTCTTTTTCGCTCCTGCTGATCGGACATAAAACCTTTGTGCATGAAACCGACTCACGCCATCTAAATCCTTCACCAACACATCCGAGACTGAAAGCATTGACTCAGCCATTGAAGGCAATGAAGAGGGAATATTCCCTGAAAAGATGACATCGTTTGCATCATGTATAATTTGTATACCCAATTTCTTAACCCTTATAATCTTTAGATTTGCCACCCTCTTGACCTTTGAGAGATCAATATCCCCGTTTCGTCTTCCGGGGTTTTGGAGCTATTCGCTTTCTCTCTGCTCTGGCAAACTTAGACGTTTCCATTTCTTTTTTTGTTTTCTTTCTTGGTGTTGCTTTTGGCTTAGCTTTCCTAACTGCTTTTCTTGCTTGGCCCATCATTGATTCCATTTCTTGTTCTAAATTCATTTCGCTTTCCCTTTCCAGCTATCAATGCCCTTCTCAACTGAACGCCCAGCGATGTATCCACCAATGCCCAGTTTTAATAAATCCCACATATCCGGTGGAATATCTAACTTGACTGCTGATCCACCAAACAATTGAATATATGGAAAAAGTAAATAGTTGTTAGCTATGATTGCAACGAAACACAGCATGGTGATCGGCCTCCAGTTTCTTGCAAGAAAACTCTGGCTGTTTGCCTCTGCTGTAATAATATCTCTCTGGTAGGATACGAACTGAACCTCATGCTCTAGCATCTGCGCTTTGATAGCTTGCTCAAGCTCGTTCTTCTTATCCTTGTCTTCAATGAACTTTCCAGCCAAATTTGTTATGCCTGAAACCATTCCTGTGAAATCGAACATTAGCCCACCCACATTATGTTTTGAGGTTTTGTGTCATCCACATCAATATCTACTTAAAACGATTGATCCAGCCGTTGAGAGCCAAAGTTGGCTTGAGCCTAAAGCAATTAACGCTTCCATATTAATTCCTTCCCGATTTAGTAGAGCCAGACATTTGCGCTTTTGGTCGCATCTACATCACAATGAATAAATGTTTTGGCAATTCCAACCCGAACAAACACTGGCATAATCGCTCTTAAAATCTTTTGCCGATAAGCAGAGTTGTCGCAAGCTATATCCACAGCCGTTCCATTTCCTTCTAAATGACTTGACCCCGCAGTACCACCCACTTTTGAGTTGTGAGAATTGCAACGTATTCCACTCACAATACGCATCGGTTCACCCAAAGCGTCTCGCACCTCTTGCAAACGTCCGATCAAATCCATACTAATATCGCCAGCCCCACACCCACACTGGCACTGCATCTCGTCACGATAAAAGTTATCGCTTAATTTTTCTCTGATATTAGGCTCGACCTTATAAGCATCTTCCATAAGCAGATCATACTTATATTGTCGATCCCTGCCAATACAGAGAGGCCGTACAGGAGGGACGTACATAGGTGGCGTACAGTCTGATTAAATCCCAGACTTTTCCATACTGACTTTTAAGATTTAGAGAGACTCTCTTTATCTTCTTCTTTTCTACTTCTACTTCTATTTGGAAGTTTCTTGGAAGAGGCTTGCAAGTCCGAGGTGTAATTGTCCCGTTTTTCCAATAGGTTATGGATTCCGATACGGATTAACAGTTTCTCCTTATCGCTGGTTATTCGCCAGCTATCGAATAACGAACCGATAACAAACAGATAACGGTCAAATAACGGACGGCTTATGGACAGCAAATTTAGCCACTCTTTTTCAGGAAGCTCGGCATGACAATTGAGGACTATATTTAATGGAGGCTTTAAACGGGGCTTTAAATAAAAATGGGTCTAATGAAGGCTTTAACTGGGGCTTTGATTGAGAGCTATATTTAATGGAGGCTTTAAATAAGGCTGAACAGGGTAAATACCCTTCTCACTTTTAGATAGGAAAACGGTCTACATTGCGTGTAGGAATCCTACATTCCGTGTAGACTTCGTGTAGACACTCGCTAAATTGCGTGTAGGAATCCTACTTCTGAAGGTAGGAAATGCAATGGGTGTAAATGGGGTTCACCGGATGGCTCAATGGGTGTAAATGGGGTTCACCGAGCAAAAAAATCCCCAAAAGTATGATCTTAAAATTTTTTTAGGGGTTAAGGTCTTAGGAGGGATTTAATAGGAATAAAGTATCACTCACCTCAAAAAAGTTGAGTGACATTAAACCTGCTTCAGCCCCATTTAAAGCCTCCTAAAAGTGCGACCCTGCAAAAAAGTATCACTCAGATAAGGCAACCAGTTACCTTTTTTCACAAAAGATGTTAGGGACTTATATTTTGCGGAATAAATGTCCCTAGGGACTTAAATACACTGAATTATGTCCCAAGAAAAAGGGGCTTATATGTGCGGAGTTGTACCCCTTTTGGCAGGCGCACAAGCACTGCAAAGACGTAAACCCAAGCAAATAAAGGATTAATTTATTACAAATATATTTATTTTCAGGAAATCTAGGGGGTGTAGATGTACCCCTAGGGGGGGGGTACAAGTACAAATGTACCCACTGAGTTACCTTTGTGAAGCCAATTTTCACGAAATTACGGGCAGGATTAGCAGAGGGTGGTGTTATATTTCTTCTATTAAATTGCCTTGCCCATCGTATCTTTTGACAGGATAAATAGGGGGGTCAACATACGCCTTACCATATTTTGCAATGTTTCTATTCACCCTGTCCTTGATAGCGAAATATCTGTCATTTTGCTTTTTGCTGAACTTCTTTTTCGTTTTTTTCATTTTCCGGCTTTTTTGCCCTCATAATTAATACAACCAAAACTTCCTGCAAATGTGTAATCCCATAGCGGATTAGGCTGTGGCTTTTTGCAAACATACTTGCTTCCCGCAATCTTGCTTATTTTTCTGCTAAATTTGCAAGCAGAGC